CCAGCTGGCCGTCGTTGATCTGTAGCTTGAAGAAGGTTTGGTTGATTGGGAATAAGGCCAGCATCAGTTTGCTAGCCATTACGTTTACGCCTTTAGCGCCCACTGATTGCCACGGTGTTGGGAGGTAGACTCCGCTAGTGTGGCCTGAAGGGGGCAGTAGATATGGAAGCGTTAGCTTCGCGCAGTCACGGGCGATGTCCAGAAAATCTTGGCGTGTTGAGCTGAGGCGGACATACCGCTGCTCAGCTGATAGTCTCTCTTTACGATCGTCCATTTATCATACTCCGATAGCGAGACCACTAGCTGTGGTCACATCGTCAGGAGTAGCAAGGCCAGAAGGACCTGTAGAGTCACCAATAGCCAGGCCTGTATCGTTTGATGTGTCGAGTATCTCATCTGTTCCTTGACCATTAACTTCAGGTACTGAGGTTGCTGAGTCTTGTGCACCAGTCTCGAACTCACCACGGATGATGTCGGTAGGCTCAGGTGCGACTGCCGCTTGATCACCAGCAATTCCAGCCATGATGTCACCCATGGATTGCTCCATGTCGGTCAGTACCTGGTCCATAGATGAGGCGAAGTCTTCTGCCCAAGCATTCTGCTGGGCTGCCATCTCATTGAAGAATGACTCAAAGTCAATGGCATAGGGATCATCAACTACTGGCTCTGTAGGCTCAACACCTGCATCCTGAACAGGAGCTTCGGAATCACCAACGGTACCACCAGTGCTGATTAGGTTATCTACTAACCTGTCATTATTGCTGATCTGATCATAGAATCCGCCGCTCTTGTTGTAACCATAGGCTTGATTCTTACCTGGGGTAGCACCCTGGAGAGCCTTCTGTGTCTTGGATAGGTTCGAGATACCTAGGTCACCAAGGGCTTGGTTTAGGAACGCATCCTTCTGGTAAGCCGATTCGTTCCTGTTTTGATAGTACTGGGTAGCACTCTGCTCCAGTCCTATACCCTGCTTGTTAGCTTGAGAGTAAACCTTGTCCAGACTAGCGCCTGTGCTCTTCTTAACCTGCCTGGCTTCCTTCTTAGACAGGGTAGAACCTGCACCCTTGAGAGCCTGGCGTACTCCTTGATTGTTGTTACCTCGATTGTTCTTCTTTGCCATTAGCCTGCGATTGATAGTCCTGTGTTAGATTTTGCTACTAGTTGTCCGGTACCCATCGACCTGTTCTGGTTCCGGTCCCGTGGCTTGATACGACGTGCTTCGTTCTCATTCACGGTGGGTTGAAGTCCCTGAGCTTTCAGGGCTGCTCTCTCAGACTCATCGGCTAACCGACGATTCTCCATCATCTGTGCTGCCATCTGTTGCTGTGCCATCTTCTGGCTAGCAGCAAACTGCATCATCTGAGACTGCATTTGCATAGCCGCTTGCTGCGACTGCTGTGTCTGCGATAGTTTGAATTGTTGGAACGCGTTGTACTGGCCTTCCTTGAATGTTTGCTCATTCTGCGCCACCATTTCTTTGTGACGTTTCTGAGCCTTCCTCTCGGTGCGCTTGTACTGGCGCTTCATCTGCTTTTCGGAGCGCTTCTGAGCCTGCTCCTGCTTCTTCATGTCAGAAGAAGAAGGCCCCGAAGGGCCTCCACCACTACACATGGGGTTTCTCCAGTTCTTGTTTGAGATGTCGAACAACAGAAACTTGACCAGCCCGGTAGGCTACCTCCCTAGGGTCCAGCATGTGGTCCGGGTAGGTGTCCGGGTAGAGCTGCTCAAGTTTGTTGATGAGGCGCTTGAGTTGAGCTGAGCTGAACTCTAAGGTGGGGTCAATCATTGAGGTTTCTTCTCAGAGAAGAGGCATTTATCCCCATCGCAAGCCGCTGGGCCACTGGCCTCGTGGGTAGTTCCATGAACTGACATAGCCAGAGCAAAGTCGTCAGTGATACGACGCTCCAGTACTTCACGTTCCAGCTGCTCGTATGTTTCCTTATCGATAGGTTCAAACGGGAGGCGAGGGAATGTTTCATTGGCATCGAAACGAGCCAGCAAGGCGGCAGAGATGTATCCTTCATCAGCTTGGATAGCCTTGTGGATGAGGGAAGACAACTCTTCGATCTCGTGCTCGCGATACTCCAGCGTTGCTGAAGTGTTGTGGGTTGTGTAATACTTCTGCACTTGCATGTAGAAGTCCCACTGTGCGTTGATTCCAAAACCGTTGATGTTGTACTGGTCGCAGCCAGGTAGATCAGCCCAGGGTGTCTGGACAGGGATCTCTACAAGCCACTCAGTGCAGCGGGGATCACGAGGATCATCCAGCAGAGCACCTGTCTCGTCACGATCTGACTGAGACGGAATGATCTTGTAGCCGTAAGCCTCACAAGCCAGAGCGACAGGATCGTTCTTGGCAAAGGTGATGCGACGGATAAAGCGTGCGGCCTTGGGCGGGTGCCAGCCAGGAGCAGCCCCGGTGAGAAGGGACTTGGTACCAGCAGGCTGTACGGTGGTGAAACGGTTGGGGATGCGAAGTCCGTGACGGTTACAGTACTCAGTGACTGTCTCCTCTACGGTACGGCGCCAGAAGTCAAGGTAGTTGCTCTCGACAATGCGATAGCCAAGACCTTCAGGACCATTGGGGCGCCCTTTGTCCCACCAATCAAGCCAGCCTGCTCCGAATGCCTTCACAAAGAAGTCGAAGAGACCAGTGAAACTGACACCAATGATGGGATCAACTTCACGACTGAACTGATAGCGGGGAACTTTGAACTCATGATGGAGCAACGCTGCGGCTGCTATTGCTCCTGCCTTGAACGCACGATACTGGGCATCCCAGTCATTGGGATCCAGCTGGTTCAAGTGGATCTCAGCAAGGTTGCAGTGGAAGTCCTTGCCAAGGATTTCACCACAGGGGTTCAAGCCGTAGCGACCCATGCGGTGTTCAATGTGGTCAGCACCTAGATCCTCGAGGTATCCTGCTGCGAGATCTGGGGATGTCTCGTAGAGATAGAGGAACTGGCGCTTCTTGTCGTCAGTATCCAGGAAGTCAACGCTACTCCGAGCAATAGCCTCGGGGGCATACTGGATAGCACCTTCTCCTGAATAGAATTGCTTGGTAACACTAGCTTTAACCTCGTCAAACGTAGGCTTGGCGTGGAATACCCGAGTGTGATTAGCCATGCGTAGCGCATCACGCTCAGGATCAATCCGCCACTTACCATCTTCGCCCTGTTGCCAGAGATTGTCTTTTGCTACTGCTGCTGATTCATCGTCACCGTGGAACTGGCGCATGCCAGCCGAACGGCGGACGTTACCTGCCACAACAGCGAGGCTTGATTCATCTAGCAGTAGACAGCACTCAACAGAAGTGAGCTTACGACCGTGTGCCTTGGAGAGAATTTCTCCAGCACGTCGATAGAAATGGGCGAGCTTAACTGGGTTGGCCACCCCACCGAAGCCGGCAATGGGTGAGCCAGGAGCCCGAACATGTGATAGATCGATTACTACCTTATCAATCTTGTCCGGGCCACAAGCTAGTTGGAGAAGAGCGAGGAAGGCGTCACACCACCCCTCTCTTGAATCACCAACGGTAACATTGGCTTCTCTCTTCTCCTCTGCAATAGCCACATTTGTGTGCTCAACTGGGTTTTCTTCCTCCCCAATTTTCTCCAGAATATCTAATGTAAAGTTTTGTGTCACTACTGGGAGCTTATCGAACGTGCGAGGCTCAATAATTGCTCCGGTACCTGAGCCCATCATCAGGAGCTCCATCTGCAGGCTGAATGCCTCGAGATCTTCCAGGTCGGTGTTGGTGCAGTTGTAGGCACCACTGAAGTTCTTCTGCTGCTCAATCCAGGGGGTACCACCTACCCACAGCCATCGGCCAGAGGGTAGAGCCTTGAGCTCAGACATCTGCTCACGGATCAGAGCAGCTTCATCTTCTTCCAGTTTCCCCACACGGGTCAGGCCGTCTACACACCGCTCAACGGTGTCTTGCCAAGTCTCTTTGCCCTGCTCTGTTCGACGGGAATAGGTACGGAAGTAGACTGGGTTAGCGCAGGGTGCTTGCTTGGGAAACGACATATGCTTGGTTTAGTTGATTGACTTTGGGATCGACTAGGTGAAAGGAAGAGACCCAGCCGATCTCTTCCCCGACGTGTATCTCTACACAGTCTTCATGGGTAATTATTTCCGGTTGCGGCGGCAACAGCTGGGTAGACTCCAACGAAGATTCTTCGTATTGCATCAGCTACTTCTCTATGTTCAAGTTGGGTTGCGGGGTCACAGCGGACCTTGAAGTAATGGATCCACGAGCGGACTGTACCTGTCATGTACATCCGAGTTGGGGTTGATAGTGGAAGTACGCGACGTGCGCACTCCTTGGCCACACCAGCATCCAACATGGACTGGTAGAGGTCGTAGCCTGCTAGGTTGTGGCGTGCGATGGCCTCCTGATAGCGGTCTACGAGCTGCTCTGGGAGGTCGTCTGTGCTGTTCTGTCTGTTGACGAAGTCTTGTCTACGCAACGCAGGCACGACGGGCAGTGGGGCCTGGGCATAGCGTTGGCTGAACTCTTGGAAGGAGAAGCTCCGGTGTCGGAGGATTTGGGCTGCGACATCACGCTCGGTTTCGATTTCAACGCACAGCGAGGCCATCTCAAAGGGTGACCAGTGTGCGTGGTTGATTAGGTACTTGATAAGTTTGGGGGCTGTAGCGTCGTTGTTCTCGTTAGCTGGGTTCGAAACACGTGCCATCTTGGCGATCAACTGGTCGCCTTCAGGGGTAGCCCATACAAGCTTTACGTTCATACTAGGTCAATCAGGTTGGGTGGTTGGTAGTTGGGTCCCTTCAGAATCTTGCCATCTTCACGGCGGATTGGCTTACCGTCGACAAGCTTGGACATGTTGGACGCTTGCACCCTATCAAGTGCTTCGTCAAGATCCCAGCCGACAGCAGCAGCAAGCTGGTAGCAAACGTACACCAGGTCAGCAAGTTCCTTGAGTGCTTCCTCCCTGGCGCGCTTATTCCCAAGGTCATCTGAAGCCAGATACAATGCTGCTAAGAGCTCCGTGTACTCTTCCGAGATCAGAGTCTTCTGAAGCTTCACCACATCCCTGCTGAAGAAGTTGAGTGGCTGGCCCATTGCCAGACGGAAGTCGATTGCTTGTTCTTGATGGCTCGGCATGTTGTGTGATGGAAACGAGTTTGTTGATGTAGGCCTGTGCCTTAAGCAGGTCATCTAGGCTGCTCTCATGAGCTTTGTGGCCTGCTCTGCAGATGTACTTGATAACATTACCTTCCAGATAGCCAAGCTGCTGGTCAGCAATGAAATCCCATACCTCAATCTTGCCACGTTGGTAGTGGGCTGGTGAATACTTACTCATCTTCAAGTCCTAGATCTTTGCGGATTTCTGATGCCATGTCATAGTACTTCTTGGGTACGTACCCGATCTTCATGTAGAACCTTTCTAGATATATTTCAGCCAGAAGCTTCACCTTTAAGACTTTAGACTCCACAAGGTGCTCAAAGCGGAGTGCTTGTAACTGAACCCAGCGCATGAAGTGGGGTTCAAGGGCAATAGCCACAACGATGAT